TCAGCTTGCTTTATTTCAACTTTATCTACCATTAATTATCTCCTTGATAGTTTTGTACAGTTTGTTGAATTTGCTCGGGTGTAATAGTTCCCTCTTTAACACCATCAACAGCACCTTGAATTGCAGGACCCATACCTTGTTGAACGGCAGCTTCGCCTGCTTGATCTGCTTGTGCTTGTTCTTTTTCTGCTTGTAGTGTTTCTTGATCTTTAATTAAACCTTCAGTATCAATACCGTGTGATGTTGCAAGTCTTGTAATCAAATCCATAATATTTACTAAACTTACAGCTTCAGGATTCATTTGTGCAATTGATCCAATATCAGAAACAAATGATCTTAATTTAACTAAATCATTACCTCTACCTAAAGCTTCTACACCAGTTATAATTGTTGGTTGAATACTTCCTTTAGGTAATTTTGGTATTCTTTGTTTAACTGATAATTTTTTCATTAACAAATTAACTAAAGGTAATTGTAATTCTTGTGACAATAAAGAGTATATTCCTCCTAATGCACTTTCTAGTTCGTTTGCTAATTTTCTAATTTCTTCTGCTGTTACTCGTTCTGCATCTCTTGTAACTGCACTTTGTAATAAGAAGTCATAACTTAATCTTTCAGCTATAGTATTAATACTTCTTTCAACAATTTGTAAATCGTATTGTTTTTCAGTTTGTAAAGTTGCTACATCATCTTTTGATCCAGTAATAATATCTCCATTTGAAGATTCAACTAAATCTCTTTTTTTAGTTACTGCATTTGGTTTTACTAAAAATACTACTTTTGAAGATGCTGCTGCAGATTCTAATAAAGCTTTTGATAAACCTTCTAAGCTTTTTAAATCTCCAAGAAATTCCTCTACATAAGATCTTCCGTAAGATTCTGAATCAACTCTAATCATACGTAATGGTATGTAAGGTAAATCATCTTCTTTCCATTTACCATAACTTCCTGGAATTTCTACTTTGTTACATTCTTGGTAACCTACAAAATTATTTTGATCTACTCTTTTAATACATGTATAAATATCTACATCTTCATCTTTTACTGTTACTGCACACGCAGTTTTAATTTCATCAGATAAAGTTAAAGGTGATACACTTTCTTTAATAACAATTTCTGTTAAATTATCGTCACTGTCTCTGTCTACACAATATTGATTTAATGCGTAGATTTTCATTTTACCTTCTTTATTTAAGTAAACTAAAACATTACCAGTTATAATTAAATGTTTAAGTGCACTAAAAGTTGGTACTCGTATTGCACTTTGTTCTATGAAAGTCATTACTTCTCTTTCAATTTTACTTAAAGATCTTTCTACATTACTTTTTAATTCAGGTTGTTGTTCTAATTCATCTCTAATTTTACCAGATAAACTTAATCTGAAAAATGGAGCGTTAGGTGGAAGTAATAACAATAGTAATTTTGATGCTAAATTGTTTACTCCTCTAGCTCCTACAGATTGAAAAGGTGTATAAAGAGTATTGCTACTACCAAATCCATCATACGGCATTATTGCTGGTAAAGTTAACTCAGCGCACTCTTCAGCACGATCTAAAAAGTTATCTCTTTTAGCAGATAATTTTTCGTATAATTTACGTAAATTATTTTCTTGATTTTCCATATCTTATTGTAAATTAAGCAGGTATATTTAAACCAGATTTACCAGCTACCATCACATCAGTTCGTAAAGATTTTTTACCTAATTTCTTTCGAGCTTTTTTCTTAGTAGCTTCCATACCTTCAGTTTCGACAGCTAAATCCAAATCAGGTATTTTGCTATCTGATACCGGTGTTGTTGGTACCGGACTTGGCGCTGGAGGTGGTGGATCAGGCATTCTAGGTCTTCTAGGTGCACACATATTATTTCCTCTTTAATATATTATTTGATTGTTTTGATTTTAAAAATTCTACAACAGAACGTTGTCCACTTTTAAAAAATATTTGTCTTTCGCTTTCATTTAGATCAGCGCATTTATTTGGAAACAATTTGTCCAAATCTTTTATCAAATCGTCTGTTTTTAAAGGTAGTGTATATTCTTCGTTTTCTGCCATAAAATCCTTAATTTTATCTAAACATGCTACTATTTGCTTAATTTTTCTTTTTCTTTTTGTATCAAATAATCAAGATAATTTTTTGCTTTTAACAAATCTTCTAATCCGTTTTTATGTCTCCAACGAGTTACATATTTGATAACATTTCCCTCATTATAATCTAACTTATTTTCAGTTATATAATCTCTAGGTTGGATTTTTAATTGATTATAGTGTTTTGGATCTGCTGGATCTTTAGCTGCCATTTGGCCTCCACATTCTTATTTTTTTAGTTTTAAAATTATAATCACCATGCTGCAAAATATAAGCTAGTCTTGCTTGTAATAATGCAGAATCGGGATTAAGCTTTGCTTTACTAAAAGCATTTAATACAGACTTCCAAAGATTTTTTGTATCTAAAATCTTTTCAGCTTTGACTGGTCCAATTCCAGGACAGCCAGGAAAATTATCACTTGCATCACCACATAAAGTTTGAAATGCATGATTGTATTGTGCTTTCTTTTTAGTAATTTTTTCTACTGTTTCTAAGTCTTTACTTATTTGACCTGGAATAGTTTTTAAATCTTTATCAATAGATATAATAATTTTATTACCTTTTATTTTTGGATCAGTAGCAAATATTCCCATTAAATCATCTGCCTCTAATCTTGGTTCGCTAATAGCTTCGTGTTCCTCAAATAAATATCTTTTTAATTCATACAAAACTGTAGGTTTTCTACGATTAATTCTATTTAATTTATATTCAGGATATATTTGTTTTCTAAAATTATTTGAATCTGACAAAAAGATATAAATCTTTTTTGCATTAAAATTTTTAGAAATATTTTTTAAATATTCTTTTACTTTATCTTTGCACTCTTTAAAATCTGCTGAAAGAGTCCATAAGTCATCGCCCCAGTGTATAGCTTGTTCTGAGTTACTAGCTATTGTGTAAGCTAATATATCTCCATCTACTAATAATATATTTTTCATTTTATTGGTTTACCATCGTTATAATGTACAAAATGTTTTCCATCTTTAGTCTTGCAATAATGAGCCCATACAATTTTATCTTTGTATTTTCTGTGGATCCAAACTTCACCATTGCCTTCTTTATAATTTGGATTCTCTACAAATTGTGTATGTTCATCTACTTTATCTGAACACCACTCACCTATTGCTAATGCAACAGGTACTTTAGCTACTTCACCATTTAACAAGTGAAGTATCATCATTACTGTTTTCATTTTAGATTTTTTAAATAGTCTGCAAGTGCGTATAATTCTTTGATTGTTGCGTTACGTTTTATTGTGTTTGCTTTAGCTGAAATCCACTGAACGTTACCTGATACGTAACCTTTTTTATTATTTATTCTATCAAGTGACGGTGAAAATTCATTTAATCCTCCACCAAAAATAAATGGAGTTTTAAATACTGGACATTTGTTATCTTTAGGATAAAGACTCTTAACTTCTTTTAATTTAATTGTGTGTTTTAAATCTTTCTTTTTAGCTCTGCGTTGTGATGCTTGCCAAGCTTGTGTAATACAAATATCAATGTAATCTTCAAATTTAATCCAGCGTTCTGTGTATCTAAATTTACGTTGTCTTATATCAAGATAAACCCAACCATTTTCAACATAACCTCTTTTTAAAATTCTTCCGCTGAGTTTTTTACTAATGTATTTCTTTCCAATTCGGCCCAATACGTGACTCTCCTGTTAATGGAACTCTGAGATGCGATTTAACTCCAGCCCTTTCGATCGCTTTAATCACTTCTTTTTTAATTGTTTCTGCCTTATCTTTTTTTACTTCTAATATTAATTCATCGTGAATCCACGCAACTAATCTACAATCATCATTTAAAAATTCTTTACACTCTGCAATCCAATGTTTGCTAGCTATTGCAGCTCCACTTTGTAATAAACTATTTAATGCACTGTGTTGTGATCTACAAAATATTCGTCTACCATCAAGTCCACCAATATCTCCTCTAGCTCCAACTTCTTGAACTTTGTTTACTAAAGTTTTTAATGCAGGAATCTTTTTTAAAAATTGATCTTTTAATCTAAAACCTTCTTGTGGTGTTGTATTCATTACTTCTGCTAATTTTTTTCCACCACCTCCATAAAGAAAAGTATACATAAATCTTTTTGCTAACCATCTTTCTTCTTGTGTTAGTCCAAGTGCTTGTAATGTTCGTGTATGTATATCTCCATTAATAACATCATCAGCGTATTCACCACCATCATAAGCAGATATATAATGACCTAACACACGTAATTCTATTTGGCTCATATCAGCTCCAACTAAAACATAACCATCGGCGGCTTTAAATAATGATCTACACTCCGGACCAAACTCTAAAATTATTGCTGGTACTTGAGCTAGGTTTGGATTGCTATGTGTAGCTCTTCCTGTTATTGCACCATTAGTATTTATTGATCCATATATTCTATTGTTCTTTTCTAATTTTAACCAAGCATTGTTGCCTTCAGCTATTTGTGCAATACGCTTTTGAATCATAAAATATCTCGATAATATTTTTGCCTCTGGGTAATCTAATTGTTTTAAAATTTCGTCATCTACTTTTGGTTTACCATCTGGAGTAAATTCTTTTGGTTTCCAATTACGTATTTCTTTTAATCTAAAAGCTATATGATCTCTTGAATTTGGATTAAATTGTATTTTTTTCTTTTTAATAAAAGGCATACCAGCTATGTAACCCATTTTTTTGTTATCTCTTTTTGGAATAAAAGTAGATTCCTCAATCCACGGGGGAAAGAACTCATGCAATTGTTTTGCTAATGTTTCTCTTTCTGCTGATAATTTTGAATATAATTCTTTTGCTTTTGCAGTATCAAATTCAATACCGTTAAGCATCATTTGTGTACATATCTTTTGTACATCGTGTTCTAGTTTTAATGACTCTTCAGAATATTCTTTAGTCATTAATTTATTATATAATGTATGTGTTACATGAACATCTTGCTCACAATATTTTAACATCTCAGGTGTATACACAGCCCAATCAACTGGCTTTTCGCCTTTGTGCATTTTAAGTCTGTAACCCCAAGCTTTTAAACTTTGTGATGAAATAAGATTTTTTGGAAAACCACTATGCATCATTTTAAAATCTATTTCTCTAATATGTGCGTAGATTAAACGACAAGCAACTAGTGTATCGTAAACCTCACAATCAATATCTACATTTAAAACTTTTTTTAAAACTGGAATATCAAAAGCTATTAAGTTGTGTCCAATTAATAACTTAGCGTTTTTAATTTTCTTTAAACAAGTATCAATGTCGTTAAATATTTCATTTGTATTAATATCTTTCATTACAATACAATGAATTTTTGTAACTTTATCTAATAAGTTATCACACTCTAAATCTAATATATAATGCATTA